TAGCTTGATCGGTTTCAAAGCGGGGAAGCATTGGTAGCATTTCCCCGACTTTGATTTTCCGAATTTTGTAGTCAACGCCGCCTATTGATACTTTCATTTGATCACCTCATGGTTGGTTTATCGCACTAATGGCATTGTGGGAAAGAAATGCCGGAACTTGTTTTGCAGAAGGACGCTGCCTGAATACTCAATAGCGCCATCAATGGGCAAGCTCCATTGCATAGAGCTAGAACAAACGCCCTCTGCAATCAGCCAGCCTTGCTGACAGTCTCCGTCATTACCAAGATCAATCTTGATTACAACTTCTTCCTGATCAGCACATAAGCGGTAAAGCTCTGGATAATCTGCATCACATACATTCATGTAACCGCCAAAGCCAAACGTACCAGCTTCTTGGACTGCACTTTCCAAAACCGCAGAAGGCGAGCAGTACGTGGGTACGGCAACCGTAGTAGGATCAGAAGCGTTAATAGTTAGCTCAGACAGACAAAGCTTGATCCAGTCATTCTCGCCATATACAACCGACTTGGTAGGAGCGGAAGCAGTACCAGCGTAGGTGTTCTCCAATCCCAAAAGATTGATGCTGCCACCATCGTTAGCTGCCGCTGAAGCTACGCAAGCGTTATCAACCTTGCCCCAGCCCGTTCCTCTAAATTGCACAACGTCATACTGCTCTACATTTCCAGTAGTCATTGGCACCGCAATTTCACTTCCCCCAGAGCCAGTAGGGGCAGTACATACCATTGCTGTTCCCTTGGTTTTGCTGAAGTAAATAGATACATCTTTTGTTGATACTGCTGTCATGGTTCAATCCTCTTGGTATTGATAAGAAACTATTATTTCAATCTGATAGTTCTGGTTAGTTGCGCCAGAGCTAAAATCGTTTACTGCACTTCTCTCAGTTAAAATAAAAGATTGGGAATCCCTAAAAGACATTAAAACTTCAATATCTTTCTCTGCCGCCTCAATCAATGCCTCATCACCAACTCCAGGCAATCCGTTGTAGATCAAAGATACGTCACCTTCTTCCATCCACGATCCTTCACAATAAGTCATCTTCTCCCTATACAGAGCATTAAAATCAGCCGTAACCCATATATCATCTTGTGGGTTAGTGGCCGCATTAACAGTGTCATAGAATGGAACAGACATAGCAGGGTTTGTAAGCCATTCTCTGAACTTCCTTCTGACATACAACGCTGACATTAGTTGCCCCTGACAATTCCACGCCAACCAACCAGAACGTCATTCAAATGTACTGGCGTAACGCTATCCAATGTGTACCTCTCTGGCCCTATCTGTACCCGATCAAGCTTTTCAAGCTTAGGCACATCAACAACCTGAACAGTGATTATCTTGCTGCCCACACCCCACGAGTTAATGATGTCTACATCACTTGAAGTCTTAAAGCCCACGATGCAATCAACCGCATCTGCCGCCTTCGGATAAACCGTTGCAGGAACACCAAGCGCATCAATGGTGTCTCGATACAGCTTGTGCCATGTACCCTTTAAAGTATTACTTAGCATTCGTGAAGCCTGTAAAAATCGAGCGTTGACTGCCAGTGCATTGGTACAACACCGCCAATAAGAGCGCCGTGATACTCAGAGCCAGAACCAAACTTATTGTCATAAGTTATCGTTCCAACATCAGGAATGGTTATCTTGCTGATAGCTGAGTCAGAAACTTCCCCCAGAACCTTGCTGTAAGCGCCCGATATAGAGCCATACATAACCGCCAGCAGATCAGCAGGATATGCACAAGGCTGATACCCGCCAGAATATAGAACCTCTACAGACTCCCTACCCTCATAGCCTCTGAACCATGCGATTCCGGTTTGGCTGTCTACAGTGAGATCAACAGCCTTTTCACCATGAACCCATAAAAATTCAGGCTCAAAAGGCCAAAGGTGAAGCTGCCAGCCATTGCCCCGAGTTCTATAAACTCGCTCAACAAAATCTTGCCTATATCCAAACTTTCTATTGCAGTATCTTTCTATAGCAGAAAGCACAATAGACATGGCCTGCTCTATCTTGGCGTCTATATCGACATCGGTAGAATCCTGCAATCCAAGATGATTCTTTACATCTTCAACCGTCCAACAAAGAGTCATTACCAGTACCCCTCAATTTTGATGCGATACTCTTCGCCTACCACCAGCCCCTTGTCGAATCTAGTTTCCTCTTTATAAAACTTGAGGTGAGTAGAGCTGTAGTTTGAAGCGCCCCTTAGCTCCATTGCGTACCAAAGCTCGCCTTCCATGTTCCAAACCGTCATTTTGATGCGACTATTCCACCCAAAATCCGGCGATTCTGTATGCTTAAGCACAAGGCCATCTAAGTCTGCAAAGCTAAATGCAACGTCAGCGGCAACGTAAAAATGTCCATCGTCGGGCCTGCTCGATGTTGAGTACTTGAACCGCCTGCCAAAGATGGGACTGCCAGTCTTGCCATCGACATATTCTTTGGTAGCAAATTTATCGTCTAGCGCAGTAATCGCTTCCTCAATAAGCGGCGTTGCTTCCTCAACCGCCACCTCTTTAACCATCCCGCAGTTAGCAAGCGCAAACGGATAACGCTTGTCTCTGCCAGCCTCGTACCGGATATATCCCAGCGGATCGTTGGGTTCGATTTGATCAACATTGATCCGTGCGTTAGCGGCCATTGCGCCACCGGACAGTTTTAGGTAGCGACTATCAAGCTCGGATAGCTCAATGCTCTCCTGATTGATTGCAAAGAATCTGATCTCGCAAGTGTCACCAACAAGGAAGTTGTTACCCTTGTCCTTCAGCGCCACCTCAATGTTGCTGATGCCTGTACCCTCTGGTGCCTTGGTGCAAGTGAACAGCACATAGTTGGCAGGCTCATCAAGATCAACGATCTCAATGTAATCACCCGCCTTAACGTCCGATAAGCCTATTGTTAGTCCGTTAAGATCAGTAAGGTTTATCGTGATCATGTTGTCTTGGGCGCTGAGATCATCTGATACAAGCGCAAACTCACCAGCGTTGCGCGGGATGTTGTCACCAGAGAAACCAATATACTTCCATTGGCCGTGGGTTCGTTGCGTCAGCAGCGTCTCAAGGCCCAGAGCAAGCTCTTCAATCTCAGCTTGTAGCTTTCTGTCATCGGCCTTGGACTCTTCCTTAGAAATAGCTTCCAAGTAGGGCGAGGATGGATCGGAGTAGTACATCTCTACAGGCTGCCCATCAATAAGATCATCGCCCTCAGTTACGTTTCCGCTTACATGGAGGACGTTCCCGTTCGTAAACCACCCTGCGCCAGCAGTCTCCCATCGCTGAACAATGTCGCCCTGCTTTAACCACATCTGGTTTGAATTGGTATCAATCACGCTGGTGTCAGGGATAATAAACTTAATCTCGTTAAATGGACTTCCAGGCCCACCTGCTTGAGCCTTCCAGCACAGCATTTTGCCAGCCTCACCCGCCGCGCCTGTTGGCCTTGAGCCAGTGATCTTGAGAGTCTGAGTGCCAATGTCTACGGGCTGCGGTGCATCGCTGGGTAGCGCACTTGCTACCTCATCAACGCGGCCATCAACGTATTCCTTTGGTACAAGCTCGTTGTCTTTAAACTCGGTGTATCCGTTATAAAGTGATACTGAACCAGATGCAGACAACTCCATGTAACTCCGCCCATCCTTCATAAGATAAAGAGCGGAGTCATCGCCGTTGTCAACATAAAGGCCGCCAGTGACCTCTATGCCCCAACCATCCCTCTGCTCAATAGCAGACACTTTGATAGGCGTGGTAAATGAGGTGTCATCTTGGCCCACATAAACCTTGGTGCTAGTGGTACCCAATCCCAAATAGCTGCTGCCTGAGTTTGAGTACACGCCCAAGGTGTGTACGCGGTTGGTATCCCTCGATCCGGTGTCGGGCTGATTCTTTACATTCAGCGGCCCTTCCATGTCATCGCCGCCAGTCTTGCTAACATAACCATCAAGGTTTATATCACCGGTTTCGATGTCAGAAATTGCGTTATAGAAAAACTCATTAACGTCACGCTGATTCTTTAGATTGGCAAGCTCTTCAGGCGTACCAATGAATTGCCCATTTTTCGCATTACGGAAAGGATTGGGATTTACCGCTACTGCATCTGTTGTTAGCTCAAACTTGACGTTTTTGCCATTTTGCAGGCCAACTCCTGAAATCGGATCAGCGTTATTTGCAGTTTGGAAGCTGGTGAACTTAGTGCCACCCGTTCCACTTTCAGTAATAAGCGCGTATGCAGGCAGGATAGGCAAAGTACCACCACCACCACTGCCGCTGCCATCATCTACACCGGCCACAGCAGTAGCGCCTGCACTTATCTGAACCCAATCACCACCAACCTCAAAAACGCTTCTAGGTGTCGATTCAGTAGTTACGCGGCTGACATACAGAGCGCCACCGTATGTAACCAGATCGCCGCGAATATAAGACTGGCCAGAAGCCCACAATCCACGATAAAAGCCAACAGGGATAGCTTCTTGATCCAGCAAGTGCTGTTGCAAGCGCTCAGTGAAGTTTTTAGCTTGCTCATTCCAAGCATCAATTAATTTATCCTGAGTTTTAGTTTCAATGCTCTTGGTTACTTCCGCAGCAACATCCAAAACCGGAGAAAGATCAACAGTCTTGGTAACGACTTCACCATCGGCACTCTTCATTACAACAACTAGATTAGTGCCGTTAAGCTCTATGCAATCAAAGTTGTCTCCGTCCTTACCGTCTTTACCATCAGCGCCGTCTAAACCATCTTTGCCTGGAAGTCCTTTTTCCCCTTTCTTGCCCTGCGGCCCTCTGCCAGCAACAACCTTGTGCTCTTCTCCGTTTGACAAGAAAAGCCCGAAATCTTTAATGAACAGATCACCAATTTCATACTTGCGCTCATCATCAAAGGCACCAGTCATCCTGAATCCAGCAGTGCCTACTCTCTCCCAGTCCTCTGAATCTACATTGGATGCTGTATCTCTAAGTGCTTTGAAGTATTGCCCATGATGCGCCTGAACAAGCGCTCCCTCACGGTAAACGCCATCTGTCCAAATTGGCACATCAATACCAACGCCATCATTACCATCAATACCGTCAGCACCAGCAGGCCCAACAATAGACTCTCCATCCTTTCCATCTATACCGTCCTTGCCATCTGCGCCATCTTTACCGTCTTTACCATCTACAGGCTGATATATCTCTATCGACTCAAGCTCTTCAATTCTCTTGGCTAGCTCATCTGCGACAACGCGAATAGAAGTAAGCCCGATTGAGGAATCAAGCTGAGTCTCACTGATGGCTTTCTCTAATTCTTCAATTTGAGACTCAAGAAGAAGTGCCTGATCAAGCTGTCGCTTTATATCTTCCTTAGCAGAGCCTAAGCGCTCCTCGACTAAACTTTTAACCTCTTCCGCTATAGTTTGGAAAGTTTCGTGCATCATTGTCTTAACGCCTTTCTGAATGTCTCACGATCAAATGCAAGCTCTACCTCATCTTCAACATCTACATTCGCTTGAGGCTGATTGCTGGCGGGCATAGTGCCCAACTGAACCATTTGAGCCTGAAGGTAGGGAACGTCACCATTCTCAACAGCGTGAAGATTCTCTTTTGCTCGCGCTTCGTTTACCGTGTACAAGCCGCCTTGCACCGCCTTAGTTAAACCGTCAATCCGCGTCTGAAAATCAGCGCGTAAAAGCCCAGTAACGTCAAAATCTATCTTTTCGTTGGGTGGCAAGCTAAACAGCCTGCCCATGCTCTGCTCTATGTTTTCGAGCAGCGAAGATAGAGACACAGAAAGCCAAAAGCTAATTAGCTGTTCTACATTGTTTAGTGTTGAATTTGTCATATCGCCAATGATCGGCAACGGAACGCCAAAGCAACGTGCAATCTCTTCTACTGAAAATCTTTGAGCATCCATAAGCTCGGCATCTTGGCTACTTATGCTCATCTGCTGGAATTTAAGCCCGCCAGATAGAATCGGAATCATGCCCTGATTCATGCGGGTGGATTGCTGCTGCCAAGCCTCACGCAAGCTCACCAACTGCTCTTTGTTCAACACGGCATCTGTACTTAAAACACCGCTGGGCCTGCTCATCTGAGTGAAGAAAGCCGCCTGAGAGTGCGACAGGGAGACATTGATACCTGCCGCCAAAGAAGCCGCTTTAATCGGGCTTTCTCCTACCAAGTTATGTCTTGGCGTATGCACTCTCAAATGAAGGACATCACGCGCAGGGGCCATGTACTGCATATCTTCCGGCAAGAATGGATTGCCAGTGCTGACAGAATAGAAAAGCTCACCCTCAACAACGTAAGGGCTACAGGTTCGGCTAGATAGCCTATGAATGCTTGCCACTTGGCCTCGATCATCACGAGTAGCAAGCGAGAATGATTCGCCATCAAACAGTAATTGAGCAACGGCATTAACAATGTACTGCGCCCAAGTCTCATAAGTGTTTGGATTTCGGATTATTTGTGCAACCGTTGAGTCATCAACATTAACCCACTCACCAGATGGGAGCATTCGCTTGTGATGAGGCTTGCACTGGCTTACTGCTCTTGCGTTAGCCATGACGCTAGCATAAGCCGCTGGGATTCGCTTCCCATCAATAGGATGATGTAAATCCAATCCCCTCTGGAAGCCATCGTCAATGCCTCCAATGTGAAATAGATGCCCGCCGTTTGGCCCCTCACTAAACGCATGAGAGTAGCCACGATAGCTACCCTCTGCGCCAAAATAGCCTTTGATCTTGTCCATGAAGCTCATGCGGCAATCCCTAATTTGTTGTCAAGCGAGATGGAAGCTCCATATACCTCACCAAAGCACCTCATCATCACTTTTTACTTCACTTTCTTCAGACTTCTCTACATTCTCTTCAGCCTTTGCCTTCTTCTTTCGAGTCTGCTTTAAAGTCTTAGTCTTGCCGCTGATAGGCAAAAATTTGTTGGCACCGTCACTGGCTAATTGAGCAGTGCCACCTTCGATCATCTTTTTTCCGTCAGATTCGCTTACATCAACAAGGCCAGTCTTGCCTCTGCTAATGTCACTGGGGGTATGTATCCAAAGAAGCATATTGATTCCCTTTAGGTGAAAGGGGGGCAAAGCCCCCCGTTAAGATTTACCAATCTACGCTAGTCAGAGTTACAACAGCGCCATCCCGAAGTGCTGCCCAGTCGCATTCAAGAGTCAGACGCAATGCAAGACTGTTTGTCTGATACAAGGAGCGAACGGGTGCAGCCGCAGTGCCATCGGCAGCATGAAGCGGAGCAGGAGCAGTATCTTCTTCGTGAATGGAAGCAACGTCAGTACCAAGGAAGCGCGGCCCAGACATTGCAGATGCAAACTGAGCGGCGTCCATCAAGAACACAATGTCCTTTGGTACGTTAGTTGAAGTCACAATTGGGATACCGTAGAGAGTGCCGTTGGCAGTCTCAGGGAACGCTGGGGTTCCTACAGCAGTCATCGACATATTCAACGCAATCTGGTTGGTTGGATGCATGATGTAAACAGGGTTTGCGCCCAAGTTCTTATCAGTCATCAATCCCAACATTGCCTTCATGTCAGAAGTGATTTCAGCGGCAGTGGAACCAGAAGAAGCAAGCGTATTGGATCCCGCGTAGTGCTGAAGTCCTCCAGGCTGAACTGCATCAGGAGCAACATCGCTAATGAATTGCAGATCCATCGCTTCAGAAGTATCAGTTACAATCCACTGACGAATCAACGCTTCGATAGAAGGGGTGCTTCGCTCTAAGCATTCTTGCGTGAAGGGGGTGATAACGCCCATAGACTTGGGGGTTAGCTGCTGAGTCGTTGTAGCCGCTCTTCGGACAACAATGGGATCACCTTCCTTGCGCCATGCTCCAGCAATCTTGGGTGATTCTGCTCTGCCAGCAATGTTAATTGCAGTAAAGCCGTTGAACTCATAGCGCATCATCGGTACGCGAGGCAGAATAGCCGCAGGGTAGAGCAAGTCCATGAAGCCGGTATAGCTTTCACGGCAAAGCTCTTGCGCCCAAGTAGGAACATTTGACATTGCAGGGTTAGTAACACCCTTAGTCAGCATTGGAGCGACAGCCTTTAAGGTGTCATCTGAGCCATAACGGGCTTCCATGATGCTCTCAAAAGGACGCTTGGTTACATGAGATTCAAACGCACAAAGCGCTGAAGCAATCACGTAGTCAACAGGTGAACGCTCACCACGGCTGTGCTTAACAACAGCAGGGGCATCAAATGAAGCCGCCTTAGATGCAAGCGCAGACTCAGCCTTACGGTAAGTCTCAAGCTGTTGCGTTGCTTTCTCTACAACAGATGACTGCTCTTCGATAGCAACTAAAGTTGCCTCGTCTTGGGTTTCATCATAGCTCTTTGTGAGCGCTACCAAAGAATCTTTGGCTTCGTTTACTGACTGCTCGGCAGCCACAACTTTTTCTGAAATAGACATAACTATTTCTCCGATTTATCAATGGATTTACTTGCTTTCTCTATCGCTACGGCTGC